AAAGCAAATCAAAAACAGATAATCTTTAACCTATGCTTAACAGCGCCCAGCAAGTCATCGAGCAGATTGCTCAAAAAACTAACAAGGTGATACTATTTCACTCTATGAGTGGCAAGGATAGTATTGCCTTGTTACACTTGCTATACCCTCACTTTGACCAAATAACCTGTGTATTTATGTATGTAGTAAAAGACCTTGAGCACATTGCCCGTTATATGCACTACATAAATAAGAAATACCCAAAAGCAAGAATTATCCAAATACCTCACTTTGCGGTATTCTCTTACATAAAAACAGGACATTTGGGGCATAGACAAAACGAAAAACAACGCCTTTACAACCTTTCAGATCTTACGAATAACATACGAGAAAAAACAGCTATAGAGTGGGCTTTTTTCGGTTTCAAGCAATCTGATAGTATGAATAGGCGTGTAATGCTTCGTACTTATCAGGAGCAGGCTATCAATGAAAAGAACAAAAAAGTATATCCGCTTTCCACTTACAAGAATAATGACATAATAGAATACATCAAAGCGGAAAAACTCATCACTCCCGAAAAGTATGGCAATAGCCAATCATCAGGTACAGATATAAACGACCTTAACTATTTGCTATTCCTTCGTAACCATTTCCCTAATGATCTGAAAAAGGTAATAGCTGAATTTCCCTTAGTAGAACGCAAACTATACGAATATGACTATGAAAGAGCTAAAACAATCTGAAACTATCACCATAAACCGCTCCCAAATCAACCTAAATCCTTACAACCCTAAAAGACACACTGACAAGGAAATCAAAAACCAACTTGCTAACCTCAAAAAGGTAGGGTTCAACGGAGGCATAAAGTGGAATAAGGTAACAGGCAACCTCATAGACGGGCATCGCCGTATCAAAGCCATGGATATATACTACAAATATGACGGCACTCCTGAAACTGATTACCAAGTAAAAGTAGAAGCCGTTACATTTGATATAAAAACAGAAAAAGAACAACTTACATACGAAGCACTTGGCAACACCCGTGCTGATTATTCCCTTGTGGCTGAGTACATCAATGATATAGATTACACCAACTTAGGATTAAGTGACTATGATATTAATGAACTCTCTCATTTTGTGGTTGATGTAAATGATTATCTTCCTCAAGTAGAAACGTATGAAGACCTTATCTCCTCGCAAGAGGAAGAACCTACGTACGAAGAGAAAAAGGAGCAGGTTAAACAGATGAAGCAGCAAGTAAAAGAAAAAGCCATAGAAAAACAAAAGAATGAAGATGCTTTTATCACCCTTTCCTTTTCCACCTATGAAGCCAAATCGGCTTTTTGTGAGATTATAGGAATAGACCCTGATGAACGTTTTGCTAAGGGTGAAACTGTTTTAAATATGATAGATTAACATTTAATAACTTTTGATATGAAACCACGTAAGAAGATAGATAATGAAAAATATACTGACGAGGAGCTTAAACAAGCTCTTATCAAGGCTAACGGACAACCTACTAAAGCTGCCGAAATACTTGGCGTTACCTATCCATCTGTATATGGGCGTATTCGTAAAAATCCTGAATTGGAAATGGTACAAAAAGCCTACCGAGCACGTACATTCAATGATGTATCAAACTTGGTATCTGTCATTGCTATTATGGGTGTTATTCGTGAGCCTCTTACTGATGAAGAAGGTACTGTAATACCTAATCAATTCCGTGAAGTGCCAGTTGATTATCGTACTCGTATGACAGCTATGCAAACAGTACTATCCACCTTCAAAACAGACGACGGCATAAAAGAGGAAGTGTCTGTACAAGGCTCTATCGACATTTCCCAATGGCTAAAGAACAACAACAAGAACAATGATTAAGACCCAACCTGTATATGATCCTTTGTACTTAAATAAGGATAAGTTTATCATTATAATCACTGGAGGGCGAGGCTCTGGTAAATCGTACAACGCCTCTACCTTCCTTGAACGCTTATCTTTTGAAGCAGGTCATAAAATCCTTTTTAGCCGTTACACTATGGTATCAGCTCATAACTCTATTATTCCTGAGTTTGAAGAAAAGATACAAGCAGAGGGAACACAAGCCTATTTCAGTGTAACGAAAACGGCTATCAAAAACACCTTTTCAGGTTCTGAGATTCTATTCAAAGGGATTAAGACATCATCAGGAAACCAAACCGCTAACCTCAAATCATTACATGGTATTACTACTTTCGTAGGTGATGAGATGGAGGAATGGGTAGACGAGGAATCTTACAAAAAACTCTTGTACTCTATTCGTCAAAAAGACATGCAATTGAGAGTTATCCTCATTATGAACCCTTCTAATGCTGAGCATTTCATTTATAAGAAGTACATTGAAAAAACGCATAAAATAGTAAATATTGACAGAGTAGAAGTGCAAATATCCACTCATCCTGATGTGTTGCATATTCATACTACCTACTTAGATAATATCGAATACCTAAACGATATTTTCTTAGAACAAATCAAGCGCCTTAAAGAGGATAGCATCGCACAAGCAACTGATGAGCACGGCAATTTCTCTCAAGCCTTATTTAACAAAAGTGAATACGCACAAAAGATTATAGGTCGATGGGCTGATGTATCAGAAGGGGTTATATTTACAGATTGGGAGATTGGTTATTTTGATACCTCACTACCTTATGGGTATGGACAAGATTACGGATTTTCTATTGACCCTGATACACTCATCAAAGTAGCTGTGGATAATCGTAGCAAAGTCATCTACATTGATGAAAAATACTATAACAACAAGCAATTATCCTCTGACGGGCTTTATCAGCTCAATAGCACTTTGATAGATCACCCTGACGACCTTATTGTCGCAGATAGTGCCGAGCCTCGTCTGATTGCAGACCTAAGAGACAAAGGACTAAATATAGAACCTTGCGAGAAAGGAGCAGGCAGCGTATCAGCAGGTATAACAACAATGCTCAATTATAAGTTAGTCGTAACACCTGATAGTTTCAACGTGATGAAGGAGTTGAAAAATTACGCTTGGAACGATAAAAAGGCAGGCATACCAATAGATAACCACAACCACGCTATAGATGCTATTCGTTACATTACAATGAAGCTCTTAAGTGGAACAAATAACAACTTATATCAACTCGCATCAATGATTTAGCAGGTAGCACCTGCAATTATATTTATAATAACTTATACTATGGACAAACAGACTATGACACAAGAAGATTTCAAACAAGGAGTAACATTAATAGATATTTCTACTTATCAGCGTCAATATGATGTAAAAAAGCACGAAATCCTAACTAACAAGCACCGTTATCCTGACCCTGAAATAATGATACCACTCACTGATGAAGTGGGTAATCCTCTTTTAGATAGTAAGGGAGATAAGCGTTTTGAAAAGCGTACTCGTTCCCTCAATCGTATAGGCTTACCCTATCAAAAGCGTATCGTTGAAATTGCTACCATGTTCCAAACTGCTATACCTTACAAATATACTGCTGAAGATAGTACTTTGTTTACTGCTTTTCAGGAGGTTATCAAGGCAAATAAAATGAACTTTTCAGATAGTAAAATATGTACAGAGGTAAAGCGATACACTCAAGTAGCTGAGTTGTGGTATCCAGAAGAGGAGGAAAACGAGCAATACGGTGTACCTTCTAAATTCCTATTGCGCCACAAGGTGCTATCACCTGAAAAGTACAAACTATACCCACGATTTGACGATAATAACAACCTTATATCTTTTGCCGTTGAAAGTACCACCAAAGAGGGCGAAATTGTATTCCAAGCCTTCACCGCTGAATTTATATACACTTTCACCACTAAAAACGGACAAACTACTACCGAAGTAAAACCTAACATCATAGGAAAAATACCTGTAGTACTATACCAACAAGACAAGCCCGACTGGGATAGCGTACAACATCTTATTGAGATAGCAGAAGAACAACGCACTTATTTTTCTGAAAGTAACAAGAAGTTCGGAGAACCTATCCTAATGATCGCAGGAAAGGTAGAGGGTAAAATGGCTGTCAATAATACAGGGGGCAAGGTCTATGAGGTCAAAGACGGAGGTAATGTTCAATTCGTAGTACCACCTAATGCTAATGAAAATTTTGACCGTGAAATGAGTATGAACAGGCGTGATATACACGAGTTCACCCATACCCCCGACCTTTCTGATGAGTTCTATGCAGGCAAAGGAAATATGCTCTCAGGTGTAGGGCGCAAACTCGCTTGGCTGCCTGCTCACCTCAAAGTAAAGGATAACGAGGCTATATTTATCCCTGCTCTACAAAGGCGTATCAATATCATTTTGGCTTTCCTTTCCAAGATGTATATCCCCTTTGAAAAAGAACTCAAAACCATAGACATCACCCCTATCATCACCCCATTTGATATTGACGATGATACCGAGATGATACGTACCCTTATGGAAGCCAACGGAGGAAAACCTTTATTATCACAACGAGAAGCTATGCAACGCTTTGGTATTACAGACCCTGAAGCCCAATTAAAGCAAATCAAAGACGAGGAAAATAGCAACCTCAATGAAGCAAGTATCTAATGAATTACGATAACGAACATAGAAAGCACCTACTCGCTTACCTACAACAGATAGAACGCTTATTCTATCAGTGGGTAGGTTTTTCTGTGTCATTGGCTCTTAAAACTGACTTCAAAGAGTTTGTTACAAAGTCCCTTTTTACCTTTGCGGCTACCAAGAAAGGAAAAGCCTTTGATAAGGAGTTATCTAAATTCAGCGACCAATTAGACCAAATCATAAAGCAAGGTATCACCAAAGAATGGGCATTTGCCAACCTCAAACAAGACCACCTACTAAGAGAAGGACTAACCAAGTATCAGAACTTAGAAGCCCTTGAGACCTTTAAGAAACGTAAGATTAAAGATTTCACGGTCTCCAATCGTGTATGGGACATCGCTAAAAAAGCCCAAACTGAAATAGAACTTGCTTTATCTGTTTCCTTAGAGAAGGGCAAAAGCGCTGTCCAACTAAGCCGTGAAGTACGCAACCTATTGAACAACCCCACTGCATTATTTCGCAGAGTAAGGGATAAATACGGCAACCTTGTGCTAAGCAAAAACGCCCAAAACTATCACCCTGGGCAAGGAGTTTATAGAAGCGCCTACAAAAATGCTTTGCGCCTTGCAAGTAATGAAATCAATGTAGCCTATAAGTCCGCTGATTGGTTACGAATACAGCAAAACCCTGATGTAGTAGGTTTCGAGGTACGTCTATCCCCACAGCACAAAGTATATGATGTATGTGATGAACTCAAAGGTAAATATCCTAAATCCTTTCACTTTCACGGCTGGCACGTAGGCTGTAAGTGTCATATTGTTACTATTCTTAAGACTGACGAGGAACTTATCAAAGAACTCAAAGCCGATGAAACACTACCTCCTGAAAGCTCCACTAATTACATAGGTGATGTGCCAAGCAACTATAAACAATGGGTAACTGATAACAAAGATAGGTTCAAGAATTGGAAAACAAAGCCTTATTTTATTGAGGCTAACAGAAATGATAAGGATATATTACAGAAGTTATTAGAAGTATCAAAGTCTTTCCAAGAAAGTACTTATGTTTCTTTTGAACCTTTTTCACCTATGATTGTTGAGCATTTAAAGAGGGCAGGTAGCAATGCCAAAAAGCAAGCCCTTTTACAGGAAATCATAGACGATAACAGAGCAAAACTCGTCTTTCAACACGAAACAAACGGTGCAAAAACAGTACTTTTTGACCTACATAGAGGTAAAGGAGAAAGTCTAAATAACACCTTAGCAATGGCAAAAGCACTTAACGATAAAGGCAAATCTGTTGCTCTATTACCTGAATATGAAAATATAAGTAGCGCCGATGCTATTGTTCATTTCAAAAACAAATTAGTAATTGCTGATTTTAAACATAGTACTACTAAAAAGATAGGAACCCTAAAAGCAGATATTGAAAAAGGATTTTTACAATCTGATAATGTCGTATTACAATTAGAAAAAGGAAATACAGATTTGTTTGTGCAGTCTATTGAAGAATTAAAAAGAAAAGGAAAAGGACTCGGTAATATGATACTGATGAACAAACACAATGATATATTAGAAATATCTGAAAAAGAATTTAAATTAGGTAAATACAGAAAGTTAGTAAAAGGCTTCTTCTAAATAAAAAACTACCTTGAATATTGTGAGTTCAAGGTAGTTAGTGAGCTTCGGGATATAACCGCAATTACACTCTGGCGGGCGTTGCCCTTGCAAAAGTTCTTAATACCCTTTTGCAATGCAAAGGTACAACAATATTTTTAAATATCAACAAAAATATGAAAATTAACACTATTGACATACAAGCTACCTACCATACCTACCTTTTAGATGGAAACTACAAGGATTTACTTTGCTTTCCTGCTCTCAAGAAACTAAATAGTAACGATTGGGCAGAATATTACGGCAAAGAGTATGACACAGACGATCCACAATTAGACACATTCTCTTTTTCATTGTCTTTTGTCTCCAAAAGCGACCAATACCATGCCTTTATATCCTTTCTATCCGCTCAAACCTATAATGATTTTCTTTTTGAGGAGCTGGGTAAGTCTTTCCGATTACGATTCGTTGGGGTGAGAAAAGCTAAAAAAGAAGAAGGCTATATCACCTATGAGGCTACTTTTGCTAATGATACCCCCTTACAAGGTTATACCTATATTGCCCCTAATGACACTTTACCTTCTTCAGGTTTTTCGATTGACAACATAGACCTATCCAAGTATGGTATTTATCTATTAGAAGAGAATGAAAGCAACCTACTAAATAGCTATGAGGTTAAAGAGCACCTAACCACTACAAGTAATACCATTATGGGAGTACAATATGCCGAATATCCTAACGTATTTAAGGAACGTACCATTGAGCTTCTCTGCTACATCAAACAGCCTATCAATCGCTTTTGGAAATTGTACGAAGCGCTATTATACAACCTTTCTCAAAGAGGAGAACGCTCCATTAATGCTTTGGGTAGTACCTTTAAGGCTATCTATCAAAAAGCAAGTGTAAAAGAGGTGCTACTCACAAAAGACACTTTGAGAGTGGAATTTACCCTTTACTTTGCGGTAGTATAAAAAATATACAAAGAAAATACAAAAAATAAACAAACTCATATAAAGAGTATGTCTTACGCATGGTGTATCTTTGTGCTTGGAATTTAAGCACTAATCGCTAATAACTATGCAACTTCATTTTAATAGCACCTATATAGATGTCCTCCCTACTGATGAGAGCTACCGATACCGCTCCATCATGGGAGAACACACCCTTACCTTATATTTTGCATTACCTTCTTATACAGATATACCTACTGGGGCATGGTGCGAGTTTGCTAATGAGCGTTATACTCTCAATCAACCTGCTAAGATAGTCAAACATAACACACGACACTTTGAATATACCCTTACCATGGATAGTGAGGGGGTAAATATCAAGAATTACAAGTTTCGTAATCCAAACGATAAGACCCTTAAATTTCCTTTTACAGCTTCCCCTCGTTATCATATTCAGATATTAGTAGATTGTCTTAATATGATAGATAGCGGGTGGCAAGTAGGTAACTGTATAGAAGCCTCTGAGAAACTTGTATCTTACAACCATAACAACTGCCTCGAAGCATTGGAAATGATAGCCAAGGCTTTTGAGACAGAATACGAGATTATAGGTAAAACTATTCATTTGCATAAGGTAGAGTATTTCAAGAACAATCCCCTACCCCTCCAATATGGCAAAGGCAAAGGCTTCAAAACTGGTGTAAGTCGTACTACAGAACAAAGTCGTATCACCCGCCTCTATGTACAAGGAGGTGACCGTAATATCGACCGCTCCAAGTATGGTAATAAAGAGCTATTACTGCCCAAATCACAAGAGTACGTATATGAAGTCGTAACCTTCGTTTCAGACGACAAGGGGCTATCAATAGCTGTCAAAAACACCCAAAATAACGGCTTTGTAAATGAGCAAAGCCTTGATTTGTCTCATATATATCCTAAGCGTAAAGGTACAATTACAGAAGTCTTTGAAGTGGATCACGACAAACACTTCTATGATTTTACCGATACTTCCATACCTCAAGCACTAAACTTTTCAGACCTCCAAATCAAAGGCGAAAAGATGCTTATCTACTTTGAAAGCGGCATGTTATCAGGTAGAGAGTTTGAGGTACAGAAATATGACCACAATCAAAAAAGGTTTCAACTCGTACCAAAAGAAGAAGATGGCGTAACAATGCCTAATGACATATTCAAACCTGCCATAGGTGATGAATATTCCGTCTATAATATGCAAATGCCTAATGCTTATATTTGCGATGATAACACCAAAACGGGTGCCAGCTGGGAGATGATGAAGGAAGCGTGCAAATACTTGTATGAAAATAGAACTGACATGTTCACTTTCACTGGTGATTTAGACGGAATATGGGCAAAAAAGAACTGGGTAAATGTAGGAGGGCGTCTAAAAATGGGGGCTTATATCAATTTTTCAGATACCGAGTTTCAACGTACCCCCGTGGCTATTCGTATCGTAGGGTTTAAAGAGTATGTAAATAACCCTTACAGCCCACAAATAGAGCTATCTAACAAGGTACAAGGGCATTCTTTTGTTTCTGAAATGCGCAAACTCCAAAACCAAGAAGTATATTTTGGAGAACTCAACAAGCGCACACAATCATTAACTAAAAGAAGCTGGAGAGACGCACAAGAGACTATCAAGCAAATAGAAGCAGCCTTTCCTGAATACACTAAGAGTATTGTCCCTGCTACTGTACAAACCATGATGGCTCTCATAGGTAACAAATCTACTCAATTTGATTTTGTAGTCTCAAAAACAAACCCAGTAAAAACCCCTCACACACTCTATTTCGACAAGAATAGCAAGCAAATCAATGCAGGTAGTGGGTGGCTCAAGCATTTCACCCTTGGCACTACAGATATAAACCCCAATCGTGATGCTAACAGCTACAAGTATTGGAATATTCCTGCTTTCGTATCAGGTAGATTGGACGATAAGGCTAAAACCTATTATCTCTATATCAAAGCATCCAAAACCGCTGAAATGGGTGAGTTTATCCTATCCGAAAACAAAATAGATATAGAGCAAGAAGCAGGTTTTTATCATTTCCTATACGCCACTGTCAATTCTGAATATGAAGGTGAGAGAGGTATTGCAAAACTCAACGGCTTTACTGAAATCACAGGTGGACAAATCAAAACCGATAAGATAACATCAGGAAATGGAGAGCAGTATATACACCTCTTTGATGACCATATAGAAATCAAAGCAAATCTTAAAATAACAGACGGCAACAAAGCCGAAATAAAACAACTTGTAAATCCCGATTTACTTTCATTAGAGAGTAGGATTAAACAATATTCTAATGAAAATAATGCAAAAGGAGAGATATATCTAAGAGGTACAGGATCAAACAGACACGCTGCGCCTATTATTCAGATTAATGGACAAAATGTAGTTCCTAACAATTACAGAGGTTTATATCTCGCTGTTATTCGTCGTTCAGACTTGCAAGTAATATTCAATCAGAACTATGATACTTTTGGATCTACTGAAGAAAGAAGATCTTTAGCAAATAAGCTAAACACCCTTAATAGTGATGTATTAGTTACATTAGTCTCAAGAGATGCTGCGTTTGTAGATCCATACATATTAGGAACTGATGAGTTGAAAAACGCTCTCATTCGTTGTGGGGCTAATGATGACAATTCAAAATTTGTATCAAGAATGCCATACGCTTTTTTAGGTATTCCAAACATAGGCAAGGGCAACGGTATAGAGGTTTACACATCTACTGAAGTAAATGCCCCTTATGCCGAGATTGCTACTAAAATTATCAATGGTACACCGCAAGGAATGAATAGTGTTTTTAATGGTATGTTGCAAACCGCTAAAAATGCTACAGAAGCATATTCACGAGCACAAGCAGAACTTACCAAAACACAAGCTATTGCCAATGCCGACGGGAAAATAACAGCGGCAGAACAACGACAAATACAACAGCTTCAATTGAAGCTCCAAGAGGCTAAAACATTTGCACAACAAAAAGTGGATGAGTTAAATATTGGGGGGAGAAACCTTATATTAAATTCAAAACCAAGAATAACAGAATCTTTTTCGGTATACGGAGGAATTAAATGGTATGATTTATCTCAAAATTTAGAAGTAGGAGAAACTTACGTTTTTAAATTTAAAAACTACAAAACAGAACCTTTCTTTTTCCTTTGGAATACTGTATGGGGTGACGCACAATTGATTCATAATGGTATTCCCTTTACTGCATCAAAAGCATACAAAAAACTTTTTGCACATACAAAACAAGTTCCTTATGAGTGTGATTTTGAGATGCTAAAACTCGAACGTGGTAACAAGCCCACCGACTGGTCACCAGCTCCTGAGGATGTATGGGATACCATGGTAGATTTAGGTATTATTGATAAAAATGCAGCGGCTATCAATGAAGCTGAAAAAGCCAATATAAAGTATATCAATGGAGTGTTTAGTAAGGGTGCCGATTATACAGGAGAGACAGGTATTGTTAAAAACACCATCACTACTGGAGCTTTAACTGTTGGAAACACATTAGGGGGAAATGCAGGTATTAATGGAGCGGGACTTGATGGCAAATCTATTCGTTTCTTTGCAGGCAAGCCATATTCTCAAAAAGAGCAAGCTCCATTCAGAGTAGATGATAACGGAGAATTATGGGCTACCAATGCTCATATATCAGGAGAGATTGAAGCTACAAGTGGACAAATTGGGCAATTCTATATTAATAATGAAAAAAACGAAAAGAGAGGGAGGATATATGCAGGCAGCGCTGATACTTCTGAGATAGAGATAGGAAATACTGGTATTGTCGTAGATAGTAGAGCTTCATTTGATGGTCTTTTCGCTTCATTTGGGGACTTTAATGCTGCTGTTGGTGTTAATACCTATATTGCACAAAAGATTGAATACACAGGACGTTCTTATAATCGAATAGGTTCTTACATTAAGATAAGACCTAATCATATATCCTCTGACAATGCTTTAGCTCAATTTATAGATGGGAATATATCAAGTATTGGAAAGAGGGCTATTTATGATGATGGATATATAGGAGTAGCTGATATTAATACTATCGTTGATAATATAAAGTATACTCATACGTTTATATTTACAGGAGTAGCTACTGATTTTAGAACTGTATATCTTCCTAATGTACAACAAATAAATCAAATAGTTGGGGTAAACAATGTATCCTTTGAACTTGTTATTGTAATGTCTATCCATGTGGAAGGAAGGAGAGTCAGAATACAAGGTGTTAATGGAGGAGCTTTGGTAGATAACAATGGGAATTGGCATGAAGGTAATAACTTTGGATATATGGATATGGGTAAAGGAGATGTATTAAAATTGCGCTACTATAACAGTCATTATTATATAACAGGACACGATTATTAAAATTTAATTTATACAAATATGCAAATCATTCAAAAAACAACGAGTATCACCGCACAAGAAGAAGTACAAGGCACAGTTGTGATGTACTCCTACGAATTTGAGAAAGACCAAAATCCACAAGCATTGGCATTCTCTGTACAGAAAAGTACAGAAGGACAAGTAGGATATTCCTATTTGCAAGGAACAGTAACCGAGCATGATTTCAATATGCAAAACAACAATTTCCAACCATCGGATATTGACTTGATAAAGCATATTCACACCACTTGCACGGCGATCATCAAAGGAGAAAACGCTGAAAAACCAAAATCCAATGGTAAGGAAAAATAGGTTTCTCGTGCCAAAAGGGTATAGGGCAATTACCCTATATCCTTTCATCTTCGTTCGCAACGATAGTGATAAGTACGATAAAGAGCTTATCAATCACGAACGTATTCACTTGCGACAGCAAAAGGAACTATTGGTACTCTTTTTCTATATCTGGTATTTCCTTGATTTTCTTTTCAAGTATTTACGCTATCGCAATTGGGATAAGGCTTACCGCAATATTATCTTTGAAAGGGAAGCCTATGCCAACCAAAGCAACCTTGACTACCTTAAGATAAGGGGTATATGGTGGTTTTGGGGGCAATAATTAAATAATTAATTCTAAATCTATGAATAAACTTTTACAATGGTTTTTAAAAGCTAAAATAAAAATTGCTATATGGACTACACCCTTGGTACTGCTCTTTTACTTTGATGATAGGATACACTTGAGGGATAGGGTGTATTACTTCTTTATTGCATTCTTTAAGAGTATTCCGCTTTTGATGTTGTACTCGTACTTCTCGGTTTGGAAAGAGAAAAATGAGCTTTTCTTTGCAGGAATTAGCTTTATCCTCTTTCTTAATATGGTAGTAGGTGCAACATACCATGCCAAAGCTGGCTCTTTTGATATAAAGCAGTTTCTTTATGGAAATATATCTGTAATGTTAGTGATTTCTGTGGTGTATATATCATTATCAGTACTAAGTATCCCATTGAATGAGACGGAGACGGGCAAAATCTTTCAAAGCGTAGTGCAATTTATGACACTTATGTATCCAGTGAGTAAGATAGTGAAGAATATATTTATCCTTACAAAAGGTAAATACCCTCCTAAGTTCGTGATGAAAGCTCTCTATAATTACGAGAGAGAGGGTAAATTGAAAGATTTCTTCGATGAAATAAATCAAGGAATGACCCATATAAATAGCGATAATGAACAAACTCAAAATACGGAAAGCAATGACACAAACACAGATTGAATTTATCAAGAAGTATAAGCATTTCGCACTTGACACAGAGCGAAAGACGGGTATTTCTCATCTCTTTATCCTTGCACAAGCAGGACTTGAGAGCGGTTGGGGGAAGAGTGTATATGGAAATATGTTTTTTGGCGTAAAAGCCTCTAAAAATACCCCTAAAGAAGAAAAACAACTCCTAAGAACAACAGAGGTACTCACTACTCCCAACGAAAAGAGCAAATTCCCAGAAGTGATTAGTATCACAAAGCGCACGGACGGAAAATATCTGTATGTTGTAAGGGACTGGTTTATGAAGTATGCCACCCCTGAAGAATGTTTCACAGACCATGCTAATTTTTTCTTTAGAAACAAACGATACGCCAAAGCGTTGGAGGTCAAAGCCGACCCCTACAAGTTTGCTGAGGAAGTCGCAAATGCAGGCTATGCCACTGCTCCAAACTATGCTGAGAGCTTGAAAAAACTCATTAAAGAAATTGAAAAAGTAAAATAGTTATGTATGAGAAAGATTTTGTATTTACTCTTAACCCTTTTGTTACTGACTGGTTGCAAAGGCAAAAAATTAAACAAAACAGAGTACAGAGAAGAGCAAAAGAGCGAAAGGAAGGAGGTAAAAGACAGTGCTACACGGGTAGAAAAGTCCCAAAAGGTCGCTACTTCTAACTTACAGCACTCACAATCTTATGAACTCACCCTTGAGAGTGATAGGGATAGTGTGGGCAATGCTAAAGAGGTAGTATATCATCGAATTAGGGACGGCGACAAGGAGACTATAAGAGTACAGGGCGGAAAGGTAACACTTAGAACAATAGATAACCTTTCTAAGAGCCTACACAAGGCTGATACTATTCTTTATATAGATAATAAGATTATTCAAAAAACCGAAACCAAAAACCAATACTTACAACAATCTAAGCAGGTGCAAAAAGAGGTTAAAACAATTCCCTTTGCCCTTATCATTGGCACATTGCTGATAGGTGTGATTGCCTTGCTTTTGTGGAGATTGAAGCTATTTCGGTAAATAATTAAGCCCTCGTAGTGAGGGCTTTTTATTATACATTTTCTATCAGTCTCAACTTCTCAATGTAATAATTCTTGAGGTTTAGCAAGTCTTCATCTGTGAATTTATTACGACCCAATTGTAACCTTTTATGAGTAGTAGTAGATAATGCCTTGCCAATAGCAGATGATACCTGCCTATCTGATAGTTCTAATAGCTCTATGATATATAATACTTTCTCTTGTGTGGTCATAATCCTTGCATTTGTGTTAGTTCCCAGTTGAGATAGTTCTTGTACCATTGCCACGCTTCTTCAATGAATTGCTCAACAGAGATAATAGGGGCGTATATACCCCCCGTGCTAATTACATTATTCTGAACAACCACTAATCTAAATTGTTCAAGTGCATCATACACATATAACCGCTGCGGCATAGCTCTATAGGTGTCGTTGAGCCGTACAATTTCACTATTCTCTTCAATTACCATTATCAGGCTCATATAATGAGGAGAGTAGATATACGTAAGGTCAATATTTGGAACGATAGGATTTTCTGCCAATAAGAACTTAGGTATAACCACATCTGCCACCTCATATTTTTGATTAAAAATATCGTCTACATTCATATTATTTTATTTTTAAAGCCCTCAATTAAGAGGGCTTGTTGTTATTTTGCTGCTATCTTAATTAGGTAGAAGTCTATATCGCCCCCCTGCCCATCATTAAGCCCTACCAATTCTACTCTGTAGGTATCTTGCCAATCACCATTAGTAATATAGATGTACTCACTCTTCACAACCCCATATTCTCTAACTTCTACATCTTCACCATACGCATCTTGAGCTTCTTCAATATTATCAATAATATTGTAATGATTGAAATTTTGTTTGATAAAATCAATTATCAAATCATTAGAGAATGTCTCTGCGGTGATATTATTCTCATTCACCCAATCTTGCAAGCCGAATGTTTTGTCCTTTACTGTCATTTCTTTAAAATTTTATTTGTTATACTTCTTTGTTTGACATTGCAAAGATACGAATTATTTTTTATTGCGCAATAAAAAATATTACTTTTTTTACTCTTTGATGTAGTTAAACTTTTCTTAATAGAAAAAGATAAGTAAAAAACGAAAAATATTCAAAGAAAGAACGAATTTTATACAAACTGATATACCTCTTATTCTCAAGCCCTTGCGTACCTTTGCGGAAAACAAATTGTACATCTTATGGAAAAAATCCTACAAGCTCTCAAAACCAAGTATGCGCACTTGGGGTTAGAGGAAAACATTTTAAAAGCAATTGCTACTCGTTTAGCGAATGCGGTTAAAGACGATACGGAAATCGAAAATGCCGTTAAAGGTGTTGAGGAAGAAGTCAAGCTATTGCAATCAGTAACAGACAAAGGGCGTACCAGCCTTTCCAAAGCTGAGGAAGCTCGCAAGAAATTAGAAAAAGAACTTGAAGAAGAAAGGGCTAAATCTAATCCGAATCCTCCTACTCCACCCACTGAACCTAAACCTAACGAAATGCCAGAGTGGGCAAAGGGTCTTTTGGAAGCTGTTACCAATCAAGGTAAGGCTATTCAAGCATTTCAAGAAGAGAAGCAGCAACAAACCGCTAAAGAACGTTTTCTAAACCAACTTAAAACGCAGGGGGTATCAGAACCATTCTACAAACATCACTTAGGACGTACTTTTAAAGACGATACCGAAATGGATGCCTTTGTCAGCGAACTAAAAGCTGATGAACAAGCGTTTTTGCAGACCCAAGCCAATACAGGGCTTTCCTCTCATTCAAGTAATGTGTTCGGAGGTGGTACTGATGCTAATGGCGTATCAGCAGATGTACAAGCCTTTATCAATGAAAAATTCAAAAAAGAGTAAAACCTATGAACGAAGTTAAAATTTCAGAAAAAGCAGGTCGCCAAATAGTCGTATTTGACCAGTTGGATGTTACCTACCCAGGAGGGGTATATATAGACCCTACCACTGCTAAGGCTCGCTTTACCGATGGGGTAATCCCTGCGGGCACGCTTGTAATGCCTGATACCAATGGCGCCTTTAAAATCGTCAATGAGACCCTATCTGCTGCCAATACCGCAGGAGCTGTAGGACTTACCGCTCATGATGTGGTTATTGACGATATTCCTTTGGTTGCTGTCGTAATGGCAGGAACGGCACGCAAAGAGGTGCTACCTGACAAAGAAAAGGCAGGGGTGGCATTCCTACGCACCGCTTTACCTCGTATCTCATTCATTTAATAACCTTAAAAAATTAAAAGCAAATGAATATCAATGCAAATAACATTATTCCTGAGTTTTCTCTGGCTAATATGAATGCTATTATTCAAGCCTATCCATTAGGAGATTTACGCTATCGTGAGTATTTTCCTTTGGAGTTCAACCCTAACCTCTCCTATTCAAATATTGAAGGATCTGATGGGGCTAAAGTAATGGCAGACATCGTGGCTATTGGCTCAAAAGCACCTCGTAAGGGGCGTGATTTTGTAGAAAACATCAAGGGAGAAATCCCAAAGGTGGAAATCGCTCGTGATTTGAACGAAAAGGATCTTATCACCATTCAGCAACTCCGTAATGCTGTAGCGGCTTATCCTACCAATGCAGGTATCAAGGCGCAACTTATCAATAAGATATACGAAGACCCTCAATTCTGTATTGATGGGGTCAATGCGCGTATGGAGTGGATGGCCAAACAACTTGTATCTACTGGTAAATATAAGACTACTACCGCAAACAATAACGGAGTGGTGAATGTATCGGTAGATTTCAAGGTGAAAACACAAAACGCACAGAAGAAATGGGCGGAAGATGCTGATGCTAACCCAGTAGAGGAGATTGAAAAATACCAAGAGGAAGCCAAAGGCAAAGGGTATAGCTACACCACTATCACTATGAGCCGTGCTACTCTCAATTTGGTATTGAAGAACAAAAATACCCGTGCTTTTGTGTTAGGCATTCCTATCAATGCTACTACCATTTTGCCTGATGTGCGTTTGGAACAACTCAATGCCGAGCTTGCAGAACGTGGATTGCCTATTATCAAAGTATGGGAGTCTTATGTCAGTGTGGAAGGTAAAAACGGAGAGGTAACCGTAGCCAATGGTTGGGAAGAAGGAAATATCCTATTCTCTACCTCTGCTCAATTGGGTACTACTCAATATACTACTACTCCTGAATTTACAATGAGCTTTGCCGATGTGATGAGTAAATCTGTTAAGGATAATTTCATTTTGGTAAATACTTTTGGTCATCAAGACCCTATATTGGTATCTACCAAAGCAACGGCTTTTGCTACTCCAGTATTGAATGACTCTAAGCGCAAACTCATCATCAAAACGAAGTTCTAATGACAGCGCAAGCGTATATTGATGAAAAACTTAAACTCTGGAATGTAGAATACCCCACTACCCTACTTGTTGCTGAAATGCAACGGGTAGGATTGGGGCTTTCTGATGAGTTCAACGAGGAGAATGAGAGAAAGACAAAGCTGTTTTTCTACAATCTCATTCCTGAACTCTTATTGCGCCCAGTGTCCTTTTCTGAAGGTGGTTTATCTTTCTCTTATGACAAATCAGCTATTACAGCCTTTTACAATTTGCTTTGTAGACAGCTCGGTAGGGTCAATTTGTTAGAGGAAAAAGCCACTGTAAGAGATATTACCAATATGTTTTAAAGATGAAAATATACCCTTATTTACTTAGAAAAAAAGTGTCCCAACAGCCAACTATCAATGAAGACGGCATACCTACCTACCCTACAAACCCTATAACATGGGAGGAAGTAGGTGCCTGTCGTGATGAGATAGCAGGAGCTGGACAAAAGATAAGTAAAACAGATGGGCAAATCTTTGATTGTACCGCTACTATCTATGCCCCAAAAGGAACGCCTACCATAACAGCAGGCACCACGGTTCAGGTAGTAGATACTGAGGGTAATATTCGCCTTGAAAAGCAGGTAATTCGTTTTTCCACTGATTATTTCCATTGCCGTATATTCGTATGATAACACCACAATTCACCCCCGCAGATATAGAGCGTATGCTTCAAGAAAAGATAGCCAAATACGAAGAGAAAATCGTTCGTATTCTTCGCAATGTAGGAGAGAAGTGTATCAATGAAGCGCGTGAGTATGGGAGCTATCAAGACCAAACAGGTAACCTCCGTTCGTCCATTGGGTATATTGTCTTAAAAGATGGCAAACCTATTGAAAAAGGAGGTTTTACCCCTACTGAAAGAGGGACAAAGAAAGGAAAAGACGGACAAAAAGAGGGTGAAGCATTTATCAATAAGGTAACATCTCGATATCCAAAAGGGTTTGTACTTGTCGTGATTGCAGGAATGAAGTACGCAAGCTATGTAGAAGCCCGTAATTACAATGTACTTATTTCCGCTGAACTCTTAGCTGAGCGGGAAGTTCCGAAACTCTTAAAAGCATTATCGCAATGAAAAAAACAGCCTCACAAATAGAAGCCGACCTATATAAGTACTTTAAGGATAAAATAAACCCTCTTATCAATGGGCAAACTTACCGCAATGGGGTACGCCCCTTGAACTCACAGGAAGAGGATTGTGTAATATCATTCCTTACTGGGTTAGATGGGCAATACCAAACGGGGGTAATTAACATCAATATCTTTGTCCCCTTGGTAAAGAACAACGATAATCAGTATAGAAAAGACTTCGTACGATGTGAAGCTATCGAGCAGGCTTTAATGCCAATCATAGAGAATGCAAAAACGGATCTACACAACTACAGATTGCAACTTCATCAGATGATACAGACCTTTGAGGAAACAGACATAAAGCAGTTTTTCATCAACGCAAAAATTAAATTCAGATATAACACATTTAATAATTAAAAATTATGGCATATACAGATAACAACGCCACTGCTTGGGGCGAAGTAGAATTCAAGTTTGGAGCACCAGGAGCTGGGGGCGCCATGGGTACAGTCCTTAAAACATTAGGGATTGTCAAAGAAGGTAGTTTTTCTATAGAAAAAGAAGATGGTAAGGAGTATAAATGGATAGCTATCGGAGGCAAAACCATCGACCAGATGAAAGGAGAACCTACCTATAAGGTAAAATGTACCGTTAAGAACGCTAACAAGGCGTTACTTTCTGAAATCTGGGATATTGAAGAATCGGGAGACAAACTCATCATCAAGTCTTTTGTTTCCACTAAGAAGTTTTCAGCATCTATTATCCCTAAAGTTTCAGGGGCTGAAAAAGTAGATATATTCTACTGTACTATGGCAGGAACACTTGTCTATAACGAGGAGAGTGGTTACGATGTAGAAATTGAAATCACTATGCTCAATGGTGGTAAAGGATATTTTTCTATTGAAAAAGTAGCATAACCCATGGAAGAGAAAGTAGCACAAACACTACTTGAAGAACCAACCACAATAATCATTGGGGGCGAAGCGTATAAAGTCGCTCCGCCCTCTATTATTACACTGGTAAGGGCTTCTAAGTACATCAGCAAGATACCCGCCGATACGATTGACGAGGAGCATATATTCGGCTCTATTGTTCACAAGGCGGAAGATTATGAAAATATAGCATGGGCTGTAGCTGTTATCCTCTTAGGTAACCGCTTCACAGAGACTTTACGCCCGCCTTTTTGGCAGTTTTGGAAACGAAAGAAGAATATTACCCAAGGGGAAGTATTAGCTAATAAATTGACTAAAGCCCCTATGTCTGAACTTTCTGAAGCCTTTTTTAAGGTAATAGGACAAATGGATATACGCTCTTTTTTCGTAATTTCCACTTCCCTCAAAGGAATGATGATCACCAAACCAACGAAGGAAGTGGGGAACGAAACGATAGTATCTGGGGGCTCGTAGGCTCGTTTGCCAAACAGTACAGATTGACCTTTGAGTATGTTCTGAATATGAGCTATGCCAATGTAATGCTATATAGCTCAGTGATACCCTCGTATGATAATGACAAGAAAGACAAAAAGGAAGAGCCTAAAAAGGGAACACGAACTGACTTTGCGGGCTTTCTCTCGAAATTAAAAGCAATCCAGTAATAAACAAACCACTATGCAAGAAAATGAAGGTAGACTACTCTTTGAGGTAAGAGCAGACCAAACAGATATAAAGAAAGATATTGAGGCTATCAAAAAACAATTTGAGAGCTTAACAGAGAAGACAAAAGAAGAGGGCAAAAAACAAGCCGAAGTATGGCAGAACCTTGTCAAGGGGGCTACTGCCTATTTTACTTTGCAGGGAGCGTCTGCCTTCATTAAGCAGGTGGTAGCTGTCCGCTCGCAGTTTCAACAGCTTGAAATATCCTTTGGCACTATGCTAAAGAGCAAGGAGAAAGCCAATGAACTAATGTCTCAAATGGCTGATTTAGCAGCTAAAACCCCTTTTGGATTAGAAGAAGTATCCGAAGGGGCTAAGCGTTTGCTTGCCTTTCAAGTCCCTGCTGAGGAAGTAACCGAGACCCTCCGCCGTATGGGTGATGTCGCTGCGGGATTAGGTGTACCTATGGGGCAACTTATTCATGTGTACGGACAAGTCAAAGCACAAGGAAAGCTAATGACCAACGACCTATATCAGTTCATGAATGCAGGTATTCCTATCATTGCCGAATTGAGTAAGGTTGTAGGTAAGAGCGAAACCGAAATCAAAGATATGGTTAGTGCGGGAAAAATAGGCTTTCCTGAGGTACAAGCTGTTATAAAGAATATGACCAATGAAGGCGGGCTATTCTTTAACCTAATGGCAGAGCAAAGCAAGTCATTAGGAGGGCAAATATCCAACCTTGGGGATAGCTTCGACCAAATGCTTAATGATATAGGAAAAGCAAGCGAGGGCTATATATCAGGAGCTATTCAAGGGGTCACTTTCTTAGTTGAGAATTACAAGACATTAGGGAAGGTGATAGCGGGGCTTATTGTTACCTATGGAGCGTATAGAACTGCTGTACTGGTGAATATTGCCCTTACCAAAGGTTGGGCAGTAGCGGCCAAGGAAGATGCCATTGCAAAAGGTATTCAGACTGCTGCTACTAAAGCTCAAACTATAGCTACTGCTGCCTTAAACACTGTAATGAAAGCCAATCCTTATGTATTGGTAGCTACTGCTGTGGTAGGGTTAGGAATGGCTTTGTGGGCTTTGAAAAGCAGCACAGATGCCAATGCTGAAGCTACTGAAAGACACAATCAACTTAGAGAGGAGCAAGCTAATAAAATAGATAAAGAGAAAAATCGAATTAACAAGCTAATAGGAGTTATTCAAGATGAAACCAAATCTTGGAATGAACGAAACAAGGCTTTCTTAGAATTACAAAATACAACAGACGGAGTACTTGATAAATACTCCTCTCTAAATCAAGTGTTACGTGAGATGTCTCAAGTGTTGAAAGATTTGAATGGACGTTATGAAACAATGAATGATAATCTATCAAGGGAAGCTGTAACTAATACGGAAAAAAGTATACAAGCTAAAGAAGCAGAAATAAAACGATTAGAAAAATTACAGGAAAAAGTAGATAGTACTGCTTCTGTAGGAATACAACAGTCTATAGATAGATTGAAAAAACAAATCGAATCTGATAAACTTTTAATAGGCAAACAGAAAAAAGTCGTTGTTAAACTTGATGTAAACAACTACGAAAATACCCTTTCAAGTAAAAACCTTGCGGATATACAAGCGGAAAAGAAACTTATCAATGAGGCTTACAATATCAAGAAGAAAGAGCGTGAAGGGCTTCCTAAATTCTCCTATAATAAAGTAGATAGTAATAATCCTTATTTAAAATTCAGTTGGGAGGAGCTGGGTATGTATAACCAAGCTACTGAAAGACAAATTAAACTCAAACAGCAGGAGAATGAAAAGACTACAGATACCAAAAAGCTATATAATGATATTTTAGAGCTACAAAAGAAAATAAGTGCTCAAAAAAATGCCAATAGGAATAGTATTGTATCCGAAAAATCCGAAAAAGAACTATCCGAGAATGAAAATACGCTTAAAGGGTATATTGATAGATATAAGAGCTTAACGGGTATTGATTTAACCGAAAGAAATTCCTCAAAAAAAAGCACTAAGACTAAGACCAAAACAGAACTCCCTACTTTTGACTATGAAAAGGATAAAAGGGACAAGGAACGTTTGGAAAAGGATAGAATGTTTGAGGAGGACGAAGCTAAAATCAGAGCAATGAAGGACGGCAGAGAAAAACGTAACGCCTTGCTTGTCCTTGAGTATGAGAAACGAGCCGAGACAATCAAGCGAAAAGGAGAAGATGAGTTACAGGCTTTTATTGAAACAGAGAAGCAGAAAGCCGAAGCAGCGGGGAAGTGGAAGAAAGGGCAAGATTTTAACACTGATACCCCAGCCATTCAAGAAGAAAAGGCAAGAATAGCCAAAAATCAAGAAATCCTCAATCAGGACAATTTAGACGAATATACCCGCCAGCAAGAGGCTATGTATAAGGAACTATTGGAGAAGTACCAAACCTATACAGACCAACGCAAAGCCATTGAGGAGAAGTACAACGCTGATATTGCCGCTATGCAAGCTAAATTAGGGGCAGACGCTCCACAAGTGAAGAAAGCGCAAGACGAAAAAGCTCGTGAGCTTAAGAAGTTAGATATACTCTACAAAAAAGAGGGTACAGCCATTGCTAAACTCTTTGAGAATATGCGCAAAAAGACTGTCAAGGAGATACGAGAGACTATATCCGATGCTGAAAAAGAGATTGACCAGTTGGCAAGTATACTTGACATGAGTGATAAGGACAATGTGGACTATGTCCAAAACCTAAAACAGCAGTTAGAACAAGCAAAAGATACAGCAGAACGAGGTGATACAGTCTTTGGAAGACTCAGCACGAGTATCAAAAAGATATTTAAAGCCAAACCTAATACTGCTGAATGGCAAGAAGCGTTTAATGGTATACTTTCTTCTGCACAATCTCTTTCTGGAGCAATGAAATCTTTCGGAAGTGATTTTTCTAAACTTGGGGAAAGTTCAGGGAATGAATCCCTTAAAAACATAGGAAAAAAAATGGAGGAAGTTGGTAATATTATTGACAAAACTCTATCGGGGGCAAGTCTTGGAGCTTCTATTGGTGGAGGGTATGGAGCAGCTATTGGAGGGATTATAGGTTTAGCAACTTCTCTTATAATGAACGACCAAAAGAAGATGGCTGAAAGGAGAGCTGAGTATCTAAAAACTGAACAACGAATAGTTAATGAACATAGGGAATATAATCGTTTATTAACACAGGAAATGCTTTTAATGAATGATTATAAAAGTATTTTCGGTGTAAAGGAGTTGTCTATTGCTATTGGGTATATGGATATATACCTTTCTCAAATGGAAAAATTCTATTATTCTACAAAGAGAAACTATGAAATGCAAAGGACGATAGGAACATTTCGTGATTTTGAAACAGGAGTACCGAGAAATGAAAGAAGAGGAAGAGATGTTAATAAAATAGATAATAGGTCTGCTCTTGAGAGGATAGAAATTAAAACAGCTTCTGGATACGAAGGCATTTCTCAATATAATTTAATAAAAGAAAACGGAGAGCTTAATGAAAGCTTAGCGGAAAGCATACTTAAAACACGAGAATTTAAAGAAGGACATAAAGAAGCACTTGAGCAAATTATAAGTTACTATAAAGAAGCTAAAGAAGCTAAAAAACAATTTGATGAATACCTAAAAAGCACCTTTGGAGAACTTGGTAATTCTATTGTTGATAGTGTTGTAAAGTCTTTACAGACTGGTGAGGATGCTTTTGAGAGTTTTGCTAAATCAGTAGGAAATGTGATAGGAAAATTGGGAAAACAACTTGTATATGAGATTTTTGTTGCGGAAAGGTTTAAGAGTTTTCAAAAAGAAATTGAAAATGTATATAAAAAAGGAGCTAACAAGGAATTAACTACCGAAGGAGTTGCTCGTGAATCGGCTAAATTAGTAGCTCAATTTGGAAACTCTATGAAAGATAATTTTGACAACATGAAAAATCTTTATAAGAGTATGAATGATTTAGCAAAATCATACGACCCTAATTTTGATTTTCTTAATGAGCAGCGCAAAGCTACAGAAAAAGGTTTTGCACGAATGAGTCAGGATAGTGCAGATGAATTGAATGGACAATTTAGGTTACAAACTCAACTAAGCGCTGAGATAAAGAATGCTGCCTTGCAGACTGCTAACTACCTCAAGGAAATGCACCAATACATGCAAAACAATGCGGCTCAACAACTGAGACACCTTGCAGGGATAGAAGCTAATACTTATAAACTTCATAAGATAGAAACAGACATAGCTAACATGAAAGCAGGTATTAGTGAGATTACTACTAAAGGAATCAAGATAAGGTCATAAGAAAAGCCCCTTAATCGGGGCTTTTAGTTATTATTCAACTTCTTCCATTTCAATAACATTAAGATTTTTATCAAATTTAAATTGATATTCTTTTAACACAACACCACCATACATGTTTTTACTTCTAAACTTATGATTTATTTTCCATCCTATAAATTCAGGTTTAAACTTACTCATGCTTTCCTGCAAAGAAGATTTATACCTTTTAAGGGCTTCTAATTCTATCTTTTGTAGTTTAAATTTTGTAGTAGCTCCCCTTATATATTTATCGGGATTAGATTCGATTTCTAATATAATATCAGATACTGAACCTATTATTTTATCTATAGTTTCATTATTGTCATCAATACTCAATGTTGTTATTCCTAATTCTTTTAGTTTTGAAACAGAATCATAGACCCGTTTAAAATCTATATTAAAAGGTACATAGTCTTCTATTGATGTAAAAAGACTATCTATCTTAGAAAAATAAACAGGTTCGTAAGATTTATAATCATTTAAATTTTCTTTTAAATATTTTCTTATAGATATTTTTGCCTTTTCCGTTCTTGTTTGGGCACTACAAATAAAAGTAATAAAAATCAACAATAAAGTTAGTACTTTTCTCATGTGCTATGTAATTAAGTTAGTAAATCTCAATAGTATGTAATAGGCGTTCCTTATGGGTGTAAATATCGTCCAAGCTGTCAAGGAGTACCTTTTCGGAGCTGTCTTTTCCTTTGTCAAAGAACTCGATATATTTCTTTGCCCCGTTGAAATGCAACCTACAAATTGGCTTACGGTTGTTGTCATCAAGTAATACCCCAAAATAGGAAATAGTATCTCGGTAGGCGATACGTGAAGATGGGATTTTCTCCCTGAGAATAGCTTTGACTATCTGAAAACCTTCTAATTCTTCTTCGGTAGTGATAATCCTGCTTTCATCCCCCTCGTCTATAGGCTCCATTTCTTCGGACTCGTCCTTTGGCTGTTGTGTTTTTCCTTCATTAATATCAAGGGCTGTTTTCAATCGTGTATTGATTGAATCTGTGAAATAGGAAGTCATTGCACGCCTTAGATACTCACGGAATATTTCCAAACGCCCAGAGGTGATTTGTTTATCAAAGAATCGACGCGCCAACAGCTTGATAAAATCATCGGAAGGTTCCTGTATTTCCTTCTCGAACTCGTTTTTGAAAGCACGTACATACTTGAGAGCTTCAGCGCTCTCTAATATATTGTCAATGCTAAAGGTTGCCTTGGTAAACTTCACCAACTCTTTAATGGTGCTATCCTTGAGGTTAGCCAAATTCACGGTAAGGAAAGGATTATTATCCATGATATTGGGCTTTTCAAGGTCTGTGAAGAAATCATACACAATCCCATTTGTAATAATACCAAAGCGTGCATCAGTAACGTGATAGTATCGGTGTAACTGGGAGTTGTGTGCATTGATATTCTCTTTCCAATGCTTGCACTCAATGATGATTACTACCTGCCCATCCTTCTTAATAACATAGTCCACCTTTTCCCCTTTCTTAGTGCCAATGTCAGCCACATACTCAGGAATAACCTCAGTAGGATTGAATACATCATAACCGAGTATTTGCAAGAAAGGCATGATAAAGGCATTTTTAGTAGCTTCCTCAGTATTAATTTGTTCTTTTAGGCTCTCTACACGATTGTAAAGCTGCTCCAATTTGCTTTTGAGTTCTGCTTCTATTTCCATAGGAATTTTGGAATTAATAAAATCAGCCGCAAAATTAAGAAATTATAAAGAAATAAGAAAGAAATTTAACGTTTAAAAAATGATACTCGTTTTTAAAGAGGATTGTTGATAACTTAGTGAGAAAATTATATACAATTTCAAATAAAAATTATATATTTGCACTCATCAAAAACCTAACGAAAATGAAAGTTAATCACTCACAGCTTACCCTTGCCAGAGAGTATAGGGGGCTCACACAAACGGAATTGTCAAAAGCAGTGCAAGGGCTTTCACAATCTAACTTATCCAAGTTTGAAAAAGGACTTGGAGGACTTTCTGATGAACTTTTAGGGAAAATATTTGATACCCTCAATTTTCCTAAAGAGTTCTTTGCAAAAAAGATAAATATTGACTTAGAGATAGCGAATTATCGCAAAAAATCATCTATATCAAAGACACTCCTACAGGACTTTGAGACTTCGTGCAAGTTTATAGGCTATCTTATAGATGAAATGGCTGATTCTGTCGATTATCCTGATTTTTCCTTAGTTACATTAGACTTAGAGGAGGGATATACCCCTGAAAAGGCAGCTATATTTACGAGGAAAAACTTTAGAATAGCACCCGATGAACCCATACACGATATTTTTAAAGTGATAGAGAACAAGGGGGTTATTATATATGAACTCAATACCGATGAAAAATTTGATGGAATCTCATTTTTTACTCCTAAAGGGTTTGCGGTTATAGTTATAAATAAACGTTTTACCAATGATAGGAAACGATTTACATTAGCTCACGAGTTAGGTCACTTGGTTATGCATTGCTCCCCTGATTTTCCTATACCCAGTGGTAGAAACAAGGAGCAAGAAGCTAATGATTTTGCTTCCGAATTTCTAATGCCAAAAAATGCTATAATAAAGTCTTTGGGAAATCTCAATGTATCCGCTCTTAGTGCTTTAAAAAACTATTGGCTGACCTCAAAGGCTGCTATTGTCAAACGAGCACAATCATTAGGAGCAATAGATAAGGATAGATACCAATTTCTCAATATTGAGTTGAGCAGGAGTGGAGAGAAGAAAAAAGAAAAAGATACTGTTTCCATTGATTACCCTCAAGTATTTAACACCTCTGTAGGTCTGCATCTAAAAGAGCTTGGTTATACAGAGAATGAGCTTGCGGGAGCGTTCTCTCTTCCCCTTGATATTATACAAAAGTATCTTTTGCAGCAACCTTTTGCGGTTATAAAACCTAAACTTAAAGTAGTTACAGAATAAAGAAAGCCCCTTGATTGGGGCTTTTTCTATATCTCTATTTTCAACTGCTTAAGCATTTCCCTATCTTTCTTGGCTTTATTGACCTGATAGATAGCGGTAGTGTTTTTATTGGTATGGGAAGCCAATAACATAGCGGTATCACTATCCAAATTATCAAGCATATAGTGCTTGAGGGCGTAAAAGTCAGCTTCAATGCCGAGTTTATCCTTTACATTTCGTTTCCAAAAGCGGGTAACAATCTCAGTATTTCCCATTTTCTTACTTGGTACAAAGTTCAGGGCAAAGAGATAATCATCAGGACTTTGACACTCCTCACACACTTCTTTCCAATACTCCAATGCGGGAGTTAATATAACTTTAGTACATCGTTTGTACTGTCCGCCTTTTTCAAGGAGTATGACGAACTCCTGCTTATCCAAATCTACATCTTTGCGTTGTAACCTAAAAAGCTCTGTGTTACGCGCCCCTGAGTAGAGGAATATCATCATATAGCGATAGAACTCGGGATGCGTCTCCTCCAAGTGCTCCCTTATCTTATCTAATTCGTTTTTCTCAAGCACGAGGCGAGGCTCCTTGAAAGTCTTTTTAGGATAAATATCTCTGGTGATGTTAGACTCGCAGCATTCGTATTCTATCAGTTCACGATAGAGACTTGAGAAGTAAATCACGAACCTATTATAATACTTATCGGGGAGTTGTAGCCAGTCAAGCATACGCTTAAGATCCACGCGCCGTAAGTCTTTGATTTTGATATACTGCATACCAAGGGCTTCACTGGCTTCTTCGAGTCTCTCAATAGCACGCTTCATATTATAGAGGTGTGATTTGGTACCTGATTTTATCTCCAAGGCACGTTTGAATGCTTCAATAAAAATCAGGTCAGGATATAGCCCCTCATCTCTGAGGTTCATGTATTTCTTAGTAATGGGATTGTACCCATTATTGAATTGTTGGGGAATATTTTTAAGAAGAAAAGATATTAAAGCCTTTCGTTCCTCTATTGTTTGAGGCTTATTAGCCTTTTTACGATAAGGGAACCCTTTAGGATACTTCTTTTCATAGCGAGGGTCAAAGAATATGCATTGTACATACCAATCTTTGTCCAAATCCTTTTTAGTAGCTTTTTGCCAGTTGGCAGGAGATACCCAAAGTTCGGTATAGCTACACCCTTGAATAGTATTTGTTATCATTTTGTTTGTAATTTTTACATTGTCGTTTACCTTGCCGATTTAGTAGAATTACAAACGAAATTATTAACCTTAAAAACAAAGGTAACGCGTTGAGTGGAAGAGCGTTACCTTTTAGTGACCTCGACAGGATTCAAACCTGTAACCTTCTGAGCCGTAATCGGTCAGGAACGGAAATCGTATTTTGTAACAGCTTAATTTTCAGCAATGTATAAATTGGTAAATGGTTAGTTAAGGCTGTTTTGGCTATTTCCTACCTTGTCGGTAAAATAGCTTTTAAGTATTTGTATATCAGAATTATACAGCCGATTAGATTGCCGCTTTAAGGGCGTATATTGCCGTTTTTAGGTGTGCGCTTCTGATTGATTTTAGCAAGCTCCTAATAATTATCAAGTGTGCTTAGTAACCGCTCTTTATAGGTGTAAATATTGTCTAAATCATCTATCTGAATGCGCTCGGAACTATCTTTGCCTTTGTCAAAAAACTCAATGTATTTTTTTGCCCCATTGAAATGCAAGCGACAAATGGGCTTGCGATTATTGTCGTCTAATAGTATACCAAAATAGGATATGGTATCACGATAGGCTATTCGGTTAGCGGGGAGCTTTTCTCGCAATATGGCTTTTACTATTTGGAAGCCTTCTATTTCATCTTCTGTAGTTACTACCTTTACTTCTTCGGTTTCTTCTGTAAGTTCTTGAGTAGTGTTCGGTGTGTGTTCTGTTTTAATCTTTTAGTATTTCGACTAACTTATTATATACATCAGGGTTTTGTAAGTCGTTCCAATATATTTTTTCGTACTTATATCTATCAAAAGCGTCTTTCTTTTGGTATATGATAAGTCCGTATTTATCGCAAATGATTATGGTTTTGCTTTCTAACAGGTTTGCGTAGGAACGGGCTTGTTTGAATGCTTCTTCTATTTCTTTATTAGTTTTTAGATAGTATTTTGCTTCTATGAGTATTTTCGCTTTTTCGTATCCTTTTTTGTTGTCGTAATGTAGGGCGTAATCGGGATATATTTTACTTCCTCGTCCTGCTCTTATGGGTAGTTGTCGGATATAGTTTTTGGGCTCGGTGTATCCGATTTGGTTTAGATAATACTCTAATAGTTTCACTTCTACATCTCGCTCGTTGTGTAATTCAACTCCTTGCGGTGGTTCAGGAGCGTGTGGGGTGGGCAGGTTGGTGGTATCGAAGCCTTTGTTTCGCATTAGGTATAGGAGGCGTGTGTAATCGTCATTTGAGATTGCCCAGCCGTTTACTCCTTGAAATTTTTTGCGTATTAGTGGGTGTTTTGCGAAGTACTCATCGGCTTCTAATTCTTTTAGGGTGATGTGGGGTACTTCTATTTCGTTCCCTATATAGGAATTAGCATAGTAATAGAAAAATGGGTCGATAACTCCGTCTGTTTGGGCTCTCCAAATATGTGTGATAGCACTAATGGGTGAGGTTTGGTAATGTACTAAAATGTCGCCTCGTTTAGTTTCGGGGTTTGCTTGCCAAAATTTTTCTTCTTCTATACGTTCTTCTTCAGCGATTAATCCGCCTATAAACCACGCTTGGGTGGGTTGGGGCATTGGTGGAAGTGTTTTATCGATATAGTTGGGGGCAAAATCGTATAGGAATGCACACAACTCGTTAGGTGTTAGATTGTTTTCTATTCTGAACTTATAAAACACTTCGCAAAGCTCAATATAATACATACAGCGGGCGCGATAGTCGCTCTTTTTAGGCATTTTGGGTAGCTCTATAGAAAAAGTATCTGCTATTTTATTGAGGTCGAAAAATCGGTATGTAAATAGGTATGGGAATGTATAATCGTAAGCTATGGCATAGAAATAAAAGGATATTACTATATGAAAGGTCAGAAAATACTTATAGTCTTTAGGGTCTATAATATAGCCTTTTTCGTTATTATCGAATATGAAATAAATGCCTTCGTCTAAGCAGGTTTCAAACTCCTTTCTTACTTCTGCAAATGTTTTAAAATCAAAGTTATTAGGATTTCTATCCAGTGAGCTATCTCCTATTTGTTGCATTATGCTTTCATAGGCTCTTTTTTCAATCCATTTGCCGCAATTGGGGTTATATTTTTTGATTACTTCAACATCGTTCCAAAAAACGTTGTAATATTCAAAGAAATCTATGGTATTTTTGCCGTTTTCGGATTGTTTGTATAAATCCCATACGTATTTTGATAGTTTCATATTGTTTTAGTTTTTGGGTTACATTCGTTCTTTATTGAAACTTCCTTTAACGGTAAAGAAAAAGCGTATAATACTAAGAGGATACTCACGAGGTTCGTATTTAGGGTTTTCACTTGCCAATATTATGTGATGTTCATCAGAGCCTTTTTGTACATACTTAATGTTTGTATCTCCATTATCAAATACAACTACGTAAGGGTGTCCAAATACTATATATTGAAATTCTACGGGCTTTATACCTATCATATCTCCTGATTTGTATTTTGGATACATACTATCACCATAAACGTTTATGAATATTACGTTATCTCCAAAATCAGGCAGGAATATAGGTATACGCGTTTTTTCTTCATTAAAGGTTGATACATCAAATCCTGCTGAGGCATTGACTTCTGGGTAATAGTATCCTGTTATTCTTCCTTTGGGTATTCCGATGGCATTCTCTTGAAAATATTCTCTTGCTTCTTCTACATACTGGGTAAGCGCATACCTTTGTCTATCGGTTAATTGAGCTTCTCCCCATTGAAATTCTTTGAGGAGTTTTTGAGGAATACCTGTTTTTTCGTGTACATCAGTAAGGGTAAGGTCGTAGTTTTTACGTTCTTCCCTTAGAAATAGTGCTAATTCATCTTCTTCTTCCTCCTCATCTTCTTCAATGAGCATTTCTCCATTGCCTGTAAGTAGCCAATCTTTATTTATTTCAGGAAAGGCTGTAATTACTTTTTCTATTAATCCTTCTTTTAAATACTTTTCTTCTCCATTTAAGGCAGCAGAAAGGTTTGTTCTACCAAAATCTATTTTTTCTGCTATGAGAGATTGATTTACGTACTCGGTACTTCCTTTTATGTACCGAACAGCTTTTTTGAGCCTGTCAGCCATTTTTTTTATACTACTTTTTGTAGTATCTAAATTATTTTCCATACCTTTTGCACTTTAAAATTAAATATTCCGTTGTTATGGAGTTAGATAGTGATATTATCAAACAACTGATGTACTATAAAGATGAGTATCAAAGACTTCAAAGATTTATAGTATATACCACTTTTAGACTTATAAAAAGAGATTGGAATGTTATTCCTGATTTTGAGTATGATAATTTTAACGAAAATCCTTATTTATGGGCTCTTAGTGATGAACTTAAAAAAATACTTAATGAACTCAAAACGAAAGAGTAATATCTTTCTTATTCTCATTTGAAAAATTATCTTCCCACATTACCGTAATTATTGGCTTGTTATTTTCGGAATAATTTACCAAAGCATAAAAATCAAAACTTTCACTTCACTCATCTCTATATTCTCATAGATATACTTCAAAAAATCTTTCATTGTAATACTTTATTAATCAGCTGGTTATAAAAAAACTTCTATTTTTGTACTAAAAAAGTTAGTAAATAATTTGCTTATACTAATTTTTGTAGTATCTTTGCATCGTCAAAATGAATAATCAAATTGACAGGGCAAAAATAATAAAACTATATGAAACTAACAAGCACTGTAAGAGAAAAAGTTAATGACAATCTTGCTCATCTATCGATAGACTTATCGAAGTCGCCTAACACTGTATATTGCTGGGCAAGAAAACGACAATATATGTTTCTGAAAAAGGTGTATTTAGATATTCTTAAAAAATATGCTGAAACTGACAATTTGGACGATATATTCGAGTTTGAAAGTGATGAAGAGAGAGAGTCACTGCTAAAAAAATATAAAGTACTATGACAAAGCAACAACACATACAAAGCTTAAAAAGTAAGATAAAAGAGTTAGAAGTAACAAAATTATGCCTCGAAGGCACAATAAGAACACTTGCTAATGAGATTATCCGTACTAATGACGAGCTTGCTATTGTGGAAGGTAGCAAGCCGTCTCCTAAACGACAAAAGAAAGTGGTAGACATATCAAAGTATGAGGCGCAATTTTTCGCTGAACACGAACGCTACCGACAAAACAGCTAATAAAAAAAGCGACACTTCACAGCATCGCCTTTAAGTTTAACAATCTAATTTTTTTTAATTACAATGGCAAAGATACAACAAATGAATGAGATGAGCAAACAAAGTAGCCATTTTCTTCTTCAAGACGGCTACGTAACCTACAACGGTAAGCGTTATAACGACTGTACCGACACTGAAAAAGAGGTGTTTAATATCGTTATAGGCGATGTGAAGCCTATAGATGACGAACTTAACGCCTTAATACAAGGGCTAACAGCGCCCTTATTACTTCAATATACTATGAATGATGAAGAATTAATCAAACCTGCAATTTTTGAACAATTAAAAGCGGCTTTGCGCCCAGAGAATGATAACGACCACGAGGGGTGGTGGCATCTTAAATCTACTTGCGGCTGCTACACTATGCGCTTAT